CAATGTCTGTGGTGCTTGCGGCAGAAGACAGGGTAAGCCCTGATCCACCAGCAGTCTCGTAGTCAGTGCCAAGAGACACAGTGCGACCACCAGTACCGTCCTGAATAAATACAATGAACCCAGACTGACCTACAATCTCTGTGCTTGGGTTAGCCAAGGTTACATTACCTGTCAGCGTCAATACATGGTTTTGATTAGCACTAAAGTCAAGTGTTACTGAGCCAGTGTTAGTTGCGTCAGTGTTAGTACTAGCGGTTGCAACTGTAAATGTACCTGCAGCGGCTGTAGAGCCACCAATAACAACACCGTCTGCCGTACCACCGTTAATGTCAGCAGTAGTTAACACTGCACTCGCTACCGTCACTACGCCTGTAGAGTCTGCAATAGACCCTGCGGCTGTGCCGTCCTTAGCTTTTAAGTTCGTTACTTCAATGTTGGTTGTGTCAACAGTGGTTGCGTTTGCTGTGGTAAACGTACCAGCAGCAGCAGAAGAACCTCCAATGACAGCGCCGTCAATCGTTCCAGCATCAATGTCAATAGTGCTAGGGCTAGTACCGATCTCAATGACAGTACCGCCTGAGTCTTCTGTATAAAGGCGCTTATTAGTAAGATCAAATGCAGGTTCGCCCTGAACAAGATCACTTGCTAACGGAGCGCCTGAACCGTTCTTTAGCTTAATCGTTGTAGCCATTAATAAGTACCTCCGTCAACAGTTGACAGTGTTGTAGTAATAGATGTTGTGCCTGAACCAGTAACAGCACCAGACAACGTAATAGTTTGGTTAGCGGTCAAAACAGTAGCCCACTGTGTGTTGTAGTTAGTGCCGTCAATTTTGACAAGGGCTTGTCCTGTTGAACCGCCTATAGGTATTCCTACTCCATCAGCCCCATCAGCACCAGCAGCACCAGTGGCTCCTGTGTCTCCTGTAGCACCAGTGGCTCCTGTGGCCCCTGTGTCGCCTTTAGGAATAGCAAAAGCAAAAACAGCAGAAGAAGACGTACCTGTATTTGTAACTGTTACAGAACTACCTTCAGCACCCGTGGTAACAGTGCCTACAGCAATTGTAGCCGCAGCACCGTCTGCACCAGCAGCGCCTGTAGCACCCGTAGCACCTGTTGGGCCTTGAGCACCTGTAGCACCTTGTGGGCCAGTAGCACCTGTAGCTCCGGTAGCGCCAGTAGCTCCGGTAGCACCTGTAGGAATACCAAGGGTAAAAACTTTTGTTGAACTGTTGTAAGATGCGGTAGCAGAAGCCCCTGCTGACAGTGTAGTAGCGGCAGCGCCTAAACTATTATTAAAAGTTGTAGCTTCGTTTGCAGCCGCAGTTGCACTAACAGCCGCGGCGCTTGCACTAGCAGCAGCTTCATTTGCTTTTGTAGTAGCAGTCTGTGCATAGGTAGCTACTTGTGACGCATAAGCATCCGTAGAGGCATCACCTGAACCACCATCACCACGATAAATCGGCATAGAATGCTCCTACAAAAGTAAACAAAGAAAGGAAAAAGGGACTCCGAAGAGTCCCCTTAGAGGTATCACTCGTCAGCGATGGCAATGATGAAGCCAGCTTCTGGGCGATAAGTTTGAACACCGTACAGAGTGTCCGCAGTGTACAGAGTAGAGAGGTACTCTTGCTTGTACTGAGTCTGCGAACGTACAGCCATTTGCTCTGCCATTACAAGAGCGTCTTTGTGGAAGAACATGCAGCCACGTACGTCGATAGCGCCGCCAGCGTTCTGAGCAGCCGTCTCCAGAGTAGGAGCGTTGCTAGAAACGTAAACGTCTACACCGTACAGGTTGCCGATCAAGCCAGACTCAACACCACGACCACCTACGAAGTCCGAAGACACGTAACGATCAATACCCATAATTGACTTACGAGCAGCAGGGGGGATCACCAGCACACGACCGTCCATAGGTACGTCAGCGTCATCCATCAGCTTGATAGCTTCACGCAGAGCCAAGTCGGTGAAGTTATCACCAGTGGCTACAGTGTCGTCAGCGTAAGCAGCTAGGCCGCTAGTGCCGTTAACGTAGTAAGCGTTGCTGTTTTCCCAGTCAGCGCCGTCAGTCGGAGTAGCAGTACGCGTACCGTCACCAAAACCTGTGCCAGCGTTGATGAGATCAGTGTCAACTTTCAGAGCCAGTTGGTAGCCAGCGTCTTCAGTGTAGAACTGACGCAGAGAGGACAGAGCCTGTACTTCTACGATGTCTTCGATCAGACGCGAGTACTCAAAGTGACGGTCAACAGTGATCGTCAGTTCAGTCTCAAGGTTGGCCTGAATCGTAACTGCAGTCGATTCTGCCTTAGCAGATGCAGAGCCACGAATAGGCTTAGGTACGTGAATAACGTCACCCTTCTTGCCAGACATAGACAAACGCTTGACAAGGGGAGCCATCTTCAAGTTCTTTTGATATGCAGCGATAATTTCATCCGACCAAATTTCGGGGATAAAAGTACCTGCCGCTGTCTTATCTACTACAGCATTAGCTGTGAAATAAGTTCCAGAGGTTTCACCAGCCATGATAATTCTCCTTTAGGCTATTTGACCCTCTTCTCTGCATAAGCTGCCATAATTTCAGGCTGTAGTGCCATGTAGCGATCAGGGTCTGTTTTCATAAGATTTATAAGGTCAGCACGACGATAAGTTTTCTTACGAGATCCCTCTGCTGTTCCGCGAGCATTACCTGTGTTAGCTGTTTTTACTGCACTCTTACGCGCTTGCCGTTCAGCTTCCGCTGTTTGTTGAACCGCTTGATTACGCTCTTTCCAGAGAGTAAACAGTTCGTGGGCAGCATCGTAATCGTACTGTTGGTCAGCTTGTACAAATAACTGTGTTCTGACTTTTGATCCTTTAATCCATTCAGCAAACTTAGTATCCTGTAGGATAGCTTCCATTTCTGGGTGTTGCTGTTGAAGTTGTGCCAGCGTTGCCTGCTTTTTGTACTGCTCGGTATACGCCTGCGCTTCTTTAATCTTAGGATGGTTGTCTATAGCTCTGTTTACAGCAGAAGCAGGATCTATAAAAAAGTCCACTTCTTCATCTTGTTCTTGCTGTTGTTGAGGTGCTTGTTGTGTGAGTTGTGCTGTTTGAATATAATCGTCTACAACCTTACGTAGCTCGCCAACTTCCGTACTCTGTTTGCCTGAAAACTTCTCAAGCTCTTGGTGCATCTGTACAAGGTCTTCTACAGATTTACCGTGGTACTTTTCTGGAATTGTTAATTCAGGTTCTTGTTCTTGAGTTATCTCTTCTTCAATAGGAGTCTCAACAGTATCCTGAGTGTCTAGCGTATCGGTTCCTGCGATATCTTCTGGGCGCTCATCAATTAGTGTTGCTCGTGACATTATAAACTTACCCCGCCTTTATAGGTTATGGAGAATAAAATAGGAGTTGCCCCTGTTAGGATTCCCTGTTAGACTGCCCAGCCCTCTCATGTTCACGTATCCATTTCATGTGCCTGCCGGGAAAATCCCCAGAAGCACCATCTAGGATGTGTTGAGTTGCTGATGCAATTTTTGTAGCGTTAGCACCACAACCGCACCTACTGGCTGTAGTACCTGTTTCTACAAATGCTTCAAATATATGTCCGTTAGTACAACGAAAATCGAATACTTTAATCATCTTCTTTAGATGCTTGTTCGTAGTTAGTATTGACTATAGTTTCTAAATTTAATAAATGGGCTAAAATATTTAGTTGTCCCTTACGAAAATTCATATCATCAACATCTTTAGTTGCTTCTATATTATTGATCTGTAGGGCATTAACAGTAAATTCTTTTACTAATTGTTTCCACCCATCAGTAATAAAAAGACTAAAGTATGCGTCATAGTACTGCTGTGTTTCTTGATCCACTTGAGGCCACCTTGGTTATCTCTATAGAACTATATGATATTATTATACCATATTTTTATAACTTTGTCAAGAGTTATTTCTTACTTTTGGTAGTTTTACGCCTTTTTCTTTTTTGATTTTGGGTCTAATTTAGGCTTACCATAACCCATTCTTTTTTTATTTTTAGGCGGCCTTCCAACTTTGTTTCCGTAAGTTCCTTTTCCTTGTGGCATAACTATTTCCTTACCATTTAACTTTGTTTGCCCAATATGCCGCAGACATTTTGCCTTTGGCTATATTCTTTGCGTGACGAGCTTTAAACGATGCTCGTTTCTTTTTCATCTTGTCGCCTTCACCCGCTTTAGGTTTACCAGCAGTCTTAGCACCCTGTTCACCAAAGCGTATAGTCTTTACTTTGTCGCCTTCTTTGGCAACGACAACGTGGCTCTTCTTCGGATGACTAGGAGTCCTCTTCGGTTTGTTGAACCCGCTTACTCCCGCTCGTTCTAGTCTGGGATCCTTTTTGCTTGGCATTAACCTTGTCCTCCAAATCCTTGACCCGGTTCTCCAACAAGTCCAATTTGTCGAACTGGCTCTTGAACACGTTGTTGATCTGCTCTAGGAGTTGGTTCATTTCGGTTTGTGTCATTAACATTTTTACGTTTTCCTTCTATTTCACTTTCTTTTAAAAGGGCGTTTGCAACTTTGAGTCTGCGCTCAAATTCTTTATCATCCTCATCCCCTGCTTGGAGATTACGGGTAATAGCGTTAATCTTATCGACTTGTAGTTCTTCAGGTGCAAGTTGTGTTTCAACTGCGTACTTACCTGCTCTAGCTTGCGACTCAGCAGCTTGTGCATTGAGTGCGGCTGTCTGACTCTGCTGGAAGGCCATCTGAGATTGTTGTGCTGCCATAGCCATTTGTTGTTGTTGCGGATCAGGCTGACCTGCTTGCTGCATAGCATTAATAAGTTCTTCACGGTTACTAAGATTCATGTTGTCAATAATACTTTGAATCAATACAGGATACAGCGGGCTGTCTTGCTTCATGGTCTGCAGAAGTTGTACAAGCTGAGTAACCTCGTACTCACGAGCAATAATGCCCAAAGTAGATGTAGCATTAAACTTGTAGTCAGCTACGGGGTAAGACTCAGGATCAAACTGCATATACCTGTGAGCCGCTTTAGTAACAAAAGGCAGTAGGAAAGACTGTTGGAAGTTAATCAGGGTACGCTTGTGACGCTTAATGATAGCGCCTAGCGACATACTTATACCTGCTGCTGTGGCCTCTCCGTTAACTTGTCCAGCAATACCTGCGGAGTCAACGGCTCCTGTAGCTTGCTGTACCATTTGTTGAAGGCTTGCAGCTTGAGCAAAAGTAATCTGCCCGACTTGTCCAAAGTTAAACGGTTGAAGTACTTCACGAGGATCTCCGTTAGTAAGAATCATTTTACCCGGACGAACTTCAGGTTTAGCGCCTCGTGGCAACCTAGTAGCATCAATAGCCATCATCGGGTGAATAGTAAGAGACAACGCATCAATACGTGCGCGTAACTCAGTGTCAAGGGCTTTCTGGCTGTTGTAGCCTTTCTCGCAGACACCACGGCCCCAGAAACGGCTTGGAACTACATCCCACGGGAAAGCCACTACAGGACGGTCTTCCATCATGTAGGGGTTAGCTTCAGCCTTGAGTAGTGTACCGCCATTAGCAATAACAACGATGGCCTCTACGTACATAGAGTCAGACTCTACATCTACTCCTTCTTCTTCAAGAAGTTCACGAGGCACAAGACCATAGTACTTAGTTAGCCGTACTTTGTCATCGTTGTAGATTGTTAGGTCTTGGTCTGGTTCTAAGTCTGTATCAGGAGCAGCAGATTCAATAACAGCTTCACGGTAAATACCTTGCTCTTGCATTAACTCTACGCTGTGCTTAGATACAAACTCATCAATAGCTACACCCATAGCATCTTCAATAGAAGTAGCGACAGGGTCAATCAGGAAGTTCTGGGGCAGTACAGGTTTGAGCTTAACAACAACTCTATCCGTAATATTAACACCCACAGCTTGCAACTCCCCACCCATAATGGGTTGAGTCGCTGGAGCCATCTCTTTAATTTCTTCAAGAACTATCTCTCCAATACCTGTTCCAAATACAGCAGCGTTAATCAAACACTCTGCTACTGCTTTACGTACTTTACAAGACTCAAAATCTTCTGTTAACTTTTTACGTAAATATTGAATGTCTTGTTTTTCTGGGTCATTAGCATCATCGGTAATATCAAACCACTTGCCACGACCAAATGTAGCTTCTTCTAATTCTGCTACGTTAGACTCTACAGCCTGCTGAAGCGCTGGAGAAATAATCCTAGAACGCTCCGATGTTCTTTCAGAGTCAGCAGGATCCCATTGACCTCTCCATAGCCTATAGTATTCTTCGAACCTTGCTTCGTAGTTCGACTCATAGTGATCCCTCCAGTTTTCACATTTTTGAATCACCCACTCTTCTAGTGACTCCTCTATCATAAGAGGGTCTGGACTTAAAATTTCGTCTGCCATATTAGTATCCTGCTACTATGTCAAGTATTTCGTGATCGTCAATTTCAAAGTCGTAGCTATACGCAACCTTTGCTAATTGATCTATGTATGCCAATGCATCAACCAAGTCATCGTGGGTTAGTGGGTCTGGAAACTGAAACAGTTGGTCTAAGAATCTGTTGTTCCACTCACCCTTGTTTAAACTAATGTAACTGTTCTCAAAGCGTCCTTGTAGCGCCCACATAACCCTGTCGGTCTTTTTCTTGTTACCGTGGGTTAACTCTTCTACACGAAAGAACGTACCGTGACGTTTCATTAAATCAGTAAGAGGACTCATTACTGCCTGCTTTGCTATTCCTCTTTCAATACCAACGCTGACGGGTCTGTAGTCTCTAACGGCTTGAAATATCTTGGAGGCAGTCTCGTCAAGGCTCCACCGCCCATATATAATGTTATCAACGTACCAACCATCAGGACTAACTTTAACGACAGCGATTGCAGTTTCATCTAGTTTTGTATTCTTTGTCCGTTTCTTGTTGACTTCTTCAAAACCTGCTAAGTCAGCGGCGATGTAGTAGTCACCTACGTCTGGTTCTTCTCCAAACTTTACCCAATCTTCTTTAAACATTTCTGAGCCTCGTGCTTCAAACGAAGCCATAAACTCTTGTCGAAAAGCATAAGAAGACATAGACTTCTTGGCTGTATCTATTTCGTTAGGATCTAGTATAGGGTTGTCGTAAGACGTAAAGTGCCACCCTTTGTACGTTTCGTCATCTCCTAGTTCTGCCATCTTGTACAGTTCGTAGAAGTGGTTCCTGCCCATAGGCGTACCTATAAACATTGCTGATCCCTTTTGGTCAGCTAGGGCTGGACGGAGGATCTGCTCCCATACATCAGGCTTCATGTCTGCGTACTCGTCCATCACGAGAAACTTCAAGGACACACCACGCATTGTCTCAGGCCTATCGGCTCCCTTGAGACTAATCGTGGCCCCGTTGACCAGCTTGATCTGCAGGTTGTTAATATGAGAACCCGCAATCACAGGGTGTCCTAACTCTAGCAGGGTTTGCCACATAATATCTCTTGCCTGACCCTGCGTAGGCGCAACGTAAAACACTTGACCCTTATCAGTCTGGAGTGCATTAATAATAAGCATCCAAGCTGCGAGTCGGGACTTCCCTGTCCGTCTTCCGGCAGCTACTACCTTGAACCGTGTTGGATCAGAGTAGACGTCCTGCTGCCAAGGCAACAGTTGTACGTTTAAGTCTGTCACTATTTTTAGTTACAGGTTACTACGACTTTGCCATCAGCGTCCGTTGTAATTGTACAGGAGTTAGCTATAGCATAGTCCAGCCAGTCTTGGTTGGTCTTCCAGATGCCTTCCATTCCCCACTTGCCGAGGTCAAGAAGGTTTGTCATACCAGCAAGTCCAACGTTGCCTGTAGCGTTAATACCGTCTTCAGCAGTCAAGCCGATCTGAGTAAAGCCAGCAGTAGCAACACCAGTGGTAGCGCTTAAGCCAGCAGCAGCAATGTCAGCGTTAGTGCTAAAGCCTTCTGTGCCTAGATTTGTAAGATTGTCCATCCCAGTTACGCCTAACGTAACCATGCCGTCAATAAACGGGGTGTAATCTACGTTACCTACAGCAGTAAAGCCTGCGCTAGAAATGTCAGAGAAACTACCGTACAGTGCCTGTTGTGTTTGAGCATCAGCTTTAACTTGTGCTATATCAACTCTGGCGTTCATACGCGCCATAGTCTTAGCTGAGTCTGCTTGCATCCACATCATACCAAGAGAAGTAACAGGTGAAGCAAGAATAGATGCCCACTGGATAGCTTCTGATTGTTGGGGAATAGGATTAGCAGTAGGAGTTTGTGTAAGAGCCAAAGCCATTACAGCAGCACTAGCGGCTTGTCCATCTCCTGCAGCAGCGATAGCAGATAAGGCGTCAAACTTGGCTTGTGCCGCTCTTGAGTTAGCCTCTGCTGCTTTTTGTACTGCTTCGTAGTATTGAGTTGAGCTAGATGCACAACCTGTAATTAAAAGTACCGCCAGCATTAGCGTCGCTAGACGCGCCTGTGTTGTAATGAATTTCATCTAAAGTTCTCCAGTAGCGTCGCTAGATGCGACTATAAGGGCTTCATTAAACGACTTTAACGTATAGAATAACAACTGTGTTTTCTATCATACAAAGTTGACCAGTGCTGGTGGCATATCAACTAAGTCAAAGGTTACTGCAAACTCCATATCTGCATTAGCTT